CATAACGCCTCAGCATTATCAAAAGTATATTTATTTCCAGGTATATGGAAAACTTGAGGCTTGATTTTTATTTCAGGAACAGGTGCTATTTCTTCCATAGGCGCAGCCGGTTGATCTACTGTTAAATCTATAGATGGATTTTTAGAAAATAAATCATCTAACCTTGCAGTTAAATTTATATTAAAAAAATATTGAAGACCATTCAATAATACTACCACTACTAAAACTCCCCCTAATATAAGAGTTAAAGCTTTGGATGAGCCATTTCCACTCCCTTCTCCATCCCCTACCCCACTATCATTCCCTTTTTTTCCTAAACTTGAAAATAATACAATAAATAATATTAACACTACAGCAAATAATAATACACTTGGGAGACCTAAATTGAGTCCTGTCCAGTATTGATCACTACTTTTTTGATTATAGGTTTCTCCACTACTTTTCACTGTTGGTATACCTAATATTGAATCATAAGTTAAAATCATATTATATATATTATTTATTTAATTTTTTTTTCTATAAAATAAGCAATACCCAGATGTATTATTTTCTCCTGTAAAATTTGTCTTCGAAACATTCGTATCATTAAATAAATACCAATCTCCTGATTTTACTTTTACTGTTGCTGTATAATGCCCTCCTAATACTCCTCCACTATGATTACATACCCCATATAATTCATATTTAAAACTATCCTTATTATAACCATCTACAAATTCGGTTAAATCTAAATCCTCTAACTCTAAATTTATTGGTTTTTGTATTTTTTTTCCATCATAAGTAAATCTTTTTAAATCTATTACTAACACATTTGGCAAACTCCAAAATTTTATCTTTCTTTCCACCTTTTCCAACTCACCTGTTTCTTCATTTTTCCAATCTTCTAGCATTTCTGATTCACAATATTTTTTAAAACAATCTTTTATATTATTAGAACTATTTTCTAAATCTAATGGTAAATCAATTATAAAATATGGTTCAGGCTTTATACTCAAAATCTTTCCCTCTTTTTCTATTACCGAAACATGTATTCCATAAAATATATCCAATAACTCCGAATATTCATTGCTATACATTTCTTTCATCATCTCAAAACATTTTATTGCCAATTTGTCTTTTTCATTCCTTACTTCTCCTTTTATTTTCATATCCACTTCTCTTCTCATTCCATTATGGAACGCATCAATAATAAATAACAAAAATTCTGGTAAATCATTTTGAGCATAGCCAGTAAATATTTCCTTTTTCTTATGCTTGGCTACATAATGCACCGCCTTTAAAAATCCTTGTGGACTTATTACCACATTCTCCTTCCACATCATTTTTCTTAAATTATCCCATTCTACCAATAATTTAGAATCTAAAATATAATTCTTATCCCGATAAGCCGATAATTTTTGTTTATATGATCCTTCACCCTTATCTAAGAAATTATTTAATAATTCCGTATGACTTATTATCTGCATACACGAATTTATAAAACATGTATTTCCTAAATTAGCCAATCCTGTCAATCCTTTAATATCCATTAAATTATATATAATTTTTTTTTTAAACTAATTAAATATAATCAATTTAAATAATTATTATTACTTATTATATAATGAGTAATAATAATGATCGAATCCTTGATATGTATACTGTTTTAATTAATCAAGTTTATCTCTCTCATACACGGTTCTTAGAAACGGTTAACTTTTTAGAACAAGGAATTAGAGAAATTTACCATAATAATAATAATAATAATAATAACAACAATAATAATACTTCTCGTAATAACCGTTCTAATAATAGAAATAATAATACCAGATTAAATAACAATATAAATAACAGAAACTTGTATAGAAATAATTTTAGAAATATAGATTATCTTTATTATCCAAATACTTCTAATAGAATGACTCCTAATTTTCGTCATCAACAAGGATTTTCAGAAACCCAAAACTTTTCCAATCTGTTTTCTAATTTATTAGCTACTCAACCTAATATTAATTTTAATAATCTCTCTCCTGTTGTAATTAGACCGACTTCCCAACAAATTGAAAATGCTACTGAACAAATTAATAATACTCAAACTTCTCATATTATATGTCCAATTACCCAAGAAGCTTTTGAAGAAAGCACACAAATCCTCCGAATTACACATTGTCAACATTGTTTTTCACGAGAAGCTCTTTTAAATTGGTTTGATAGAAGCGTATTATGTCCTGTATGTAGATATGATATTAGGGATTTCTCAAATAATTCTACACCCGTCGATTTATCCAATAATTCTATCCCTTTTCAAAGAACAACCAGTTTGGAATCCAACACCTCTCAAGATTCCAATATGGAAAATTTTCTTAATACTTTTACTTCTCAAATATCAGAATCCCTTTCTCAACACATTATTAATAATGATATTTCTCTCAATGATCTTGATAATAGAGCCATTAACTTGGAATATACTATCCAAACACCTAACAATGTTTTTACTATTTCATCCATGTCCCCAGAAAGTATAGGAGCTATGATGAGACGAATCAATAATCCTAATAACAACAATAATAACGATAATACTAATTAAATATATTTAAAGTCATTCCAATAATAATTTTTAATGGATATATACTTTAAAACTATTATTGATTTTTTTAGACCTTTATTTCCTCTCATTGTCTTTTATATTGGTTGGATTTCATTACATTACATTGCCGCACAATTTTATATTAATTATTGCACTCCTAGATCATTCTGGGGTTTTTTTGTTTCTCCTTTTCTCTCTGTTGCGCCACATTGTAATGCTCTAAGATGGATTATTTATGAATCAGGATCCATTTTATATGGTATGTGGATGTCTATAGCTACTTGGTTCATGGCCAATGTTTTAACTTATAAAACTAATTAAATATTATTCAAAAATATATATAATTTTCTTTGTTATATATATTATGTTTTTTAATAGTATTTTAGCACTACTTATTTTTTATTCCCCCCTACAACTATCTAGTGATAATAATCATATAAAAATCGATGATAGTAATCCGAAAGAATTGAGTCCTATATTGAATAAAGATTGGAATTATAAAAAAGGATATAATGAGGCAATTTTTAATCATCCAGATGACTCCAGAGAGAAATTAGAACAAATTTATTATAACCATGAAAAATATAAATTATTAAAATCATTAGAATCTAATGAGTTCTCTGTCTATGAGAAAATACAATTTATAGAACAAAATTATTTATTTGATGAACAACTATCTTCAAATTTATTAGCCGGTGGCTTATTGGAAGATTGGAATTTTGAAATGTAAATTTATACATATTTAAATAATAATTAAATATATATGAACAAACAAAACCTCTTTTATAATTTATCGTATGTTTATGAATTAGTTATTGTATCAATTATTTTTATCATATTTAGCATATTATCCAAAAATAAAATATTTATTATTTTGTCTTTTATGTGCCTTTTATTTTTATTATTCTTTTTTAGAAATTTTCTCTCTAATCTAACTTTAAATCCCTCCTTATTTTTATCCCCATCATCCTCCAAAGTCACTAATATTGATTATGAAAAAAATATTATTTATACCTATTTGTCTCCCTTAGATAAACATTTTATGATTGCCCCTGTTGATTGCACTGTAACCAATATTGACAGAAAAAAATTAATTGAATCAGATGCCGAAAGAGTTAGAGTATCTTTTATAGACCAATTTGGCAATGCTTTTAGTCTTGACCAAATAGTATCCAAATGGGGATATGGTGCTTGGTTATTGAGTTTTATTTACAAAGAAAGATGTGTTGTCTTTGCCAAAGTAGGAGATAAACTTAAACAAGGAGAGAGATATGGACTCATTAGATTTGGAAGCAATATGCAATATAATTTACCTCATAATTATCAAATTATTGTTAAAAAAAATCAACATATTAATATCGGACAACCTGTTGCTTCTTTTATGTAAAGAATGTAGTTATACTTTTCATCTTATTTTTCGTATTTTCCGTTTCACGCAAATATTTATCAAATAATAAAGCTTTTACTTCCTTATTTTTTAAATCTTGTATCTTTGTCTGCAATTTTTCTTCTTCATCTATAGAATTTTTTAATGTCTCGATTTTCATTTGAAAATTCTTCTTTTTCCTCTTGAAACTATCTATATTTTCCAACACTAATGCAAATACTTGCTGAACTGGCTTCATTATCTGATTTGTTATATAAAATGAATAATTTGGCCTTATCTTATTTTTTACTATAAAATCTGGATGCTCTATTTTATCCCCTTGTAATGCATTCTTATTTTTTGTTTCTATATATACAAACGGTATTCTATCACCACTACTCGGTTTATTTCCAGGATCTCTTTTACCCATTCTATCTGCTAATACTTTATGAGCTATTTGTTGTGGATTCTTATAATTTGATCTTAATGATTTTGTTATTATTAATTTATCCATTGGATATTTTTCTTCTATAATATTTTTTAAACAACCTTGTAAGAAATCTACTGCCTTTTGTATATCTTTTTCTTTCATCAATATATCTATTATTCCTCCATATACATCCTTTACTATTGGAGCATTATCTCTTCTTTTTAATACAATTCCCATACTTTTTCTTTTTCCTTTATTTGGATCCGTCTCATATAACATTCCTACATATCTCTTCTTTGATAATAAACAAAATGGCATAAATGTTTTTTCATACTCTAAATCATGCGGCTTCTTTAAGAATTTTGTTGCCATTTCACCTGCTTCTTGAGCTAATTCAATTGTTATTTCTAGTGCCTTTTCTCCACGAATTTCTTCTCCTTCTAATGTTTTTAAGTTAAATGTAAAGAATACAGAATCCGTATCTCCATACACATACTCCGCATTCGAATGAACCTTACCATATTTGGTGTCAACAATAAGGTCCCCATAAGTCTCTTCAATTACACGCTTTCCATAAGTTAATAATTTACGACCTGTAGCTGTTGTAGATGCTGCTACATCTTTTTCGTAAAATGTGCTTGTTTTTGCACCACACCCACCATATAAAGAGTTGGCAGTCAACTTATAACTAAGTTGTCTTTTATCCAATATATTCTTCATAAACTCATCTGTTTGTTGAGCAATTAATTTCCTTGTTGCTTTTCTGGATGCCAATAATTCTTCTAAAATTGAAGGCATGATTGCTCTTCCTTCTGGAAATTGCGCAAATCTACAAACTTTTGTTCCACTATGAACCTTTTCTGATTTTCCTCTAGCATTTTTTACCCATTTAAATGTATCATATTCTACATCTACATACTCATACTCTGGTAAATTATCATACATAAAATTTCCCTTTTCATCTTTTTCACCAGTTTCACATATTAGATTTTTTTGTAAATCGTATTCTTTTGTCCATACTTTACTATCATGTGATAAATTCTCACTAATCATGGAAGATGGATATAGAGAACTATAATCCACACAAGCTACAGGATTATCCAAATACAAATTACACTTTGGATCTAAAACAATGGCTCCTTCATAT